CCACGTTCATCAGTGAACGCAGCAATATCAATCACAGCTTGCTCAAGCGAAGTTTCATTCAAGTCAGCATTTGTTGAAGGTTTGTTTGCGTTTGTGCCGCCTTCAACAGTTGGGTGGTTGGTTGCAAACAAGAACACGTTGTCACCAGATTTGAACGTATCAAACCCTGTGTTCAACAATGAAGCTGCTTTCGTCTGCTTTGTGTACGCCATACCACGGGCAAGTGCCTTTGTGTAACGTGCAGAAAGAGAGTCATACAGGTTGTCTTCCATCGCTTCTTCAGTGATAGAGAAACCCATAGCAACAGTTTCATGGTTGTAACGAGCGGTGAAAGATTCTTGTGCATTGTCGTAGGAAATAGACGCACCTTCTGCTTTCACAGGAGCCGCACCAAACCCAGACAATTTGACCTCTTCTTCAAAGCTACGCTCTGAAGTTTCAGTCTCATAGATCTGTTCGTGTTCGTTTTCGTATTTACCGTATTCCAAGCCAAACAAGGCGTTTAGGCCGGGAAGAAGCTCTTTAAGGAGCTGGGCGCGAGAAATAGCCATTATTTAACTCCTTTATAAGCCAACATTGTTCGTCATCTGGTGAGCGCCCGGATTGAACTTTACAAGTACATCTGGATACGCATCAGCAGGATCAGAAACATGAGAAACGATGCGGAATGCAGCCGCTGCGGTTTGAACAGTCGCATCTAATGCAGACGTAGAATTACCTGTAACTGTATCACCAGTTGAGGTAGACTGAGCCGCTGCAAAGAATGTGTTCGTACCAATAATTGTCTGCGCTCCAGCACCATCAAGCTGCGCTTGGAATAGTACATTTGGATCATCGACAACATAAGCCACAATCTTAGTACTATTGCTGTTTGTACCAGACGGATAGTACTGTGCTTGAACACGTTGACCTGAAGAGTTTACATATTCACAACCGACGAAGACGCCGATGCCGCCTACGCCTGAAGTGCCTGAAATGCTGTTAGAGGTAAGGTCTGCACCTGTACCTGTAGCCAGCGCGATATACCCATCAGCCCCGATGATTACAACTTGACCATAGAATAGGTTCGTTGCTTCACCAGCAGGGTCGATGAGATACTGGTTTGTTGCACCAGCATATGGCATCCCATCCGCTCTACGAACTGGACGGAGACCATAAGGAGCCGCTGAAGTAGCCATAGCTCTCTCCTACATCTTAGTTTCTACCAAGCAAGCTCCCTCGAAAGGTTACTTGCCAAATGAAGTCCTCGTAGAACGCTCTGGGTTTAGAACGGGCATACGAGGGTCTGATTGTCTTAGATAAGAGTTATCCACGGCTTGCATTTGGCTTTTGGCCTGATCAAGCTGTGCTTCCCTCCTAGCCTTAACGTTTTCGGTAGAGTTCTGGCAAAGCAGTAATCCACCGACCTCAATATTGTCTTGAAATCGTGAGTCGATATCAGACACAACGTGAAGGTTTGGGTGATCTTCTTTCCGAACAGGTGTCCAACCTTCACGAAATCTAGAAGAAACATTCGTGTTATCCGTATTACCCAAGGTTGCTGTGCGAATCCAGCGGTACTCAATACCATCTCTGGGTTCGGGGGTCGGTAACATAGAAGGTCTCTGCCATGACACTTTACGTTTTGACTCTTCGCGAGTCTCGCTTGTGCGTGAGGTTCTATCCGTCATTTAGATGCTTCCTTCATTAACTGCGCCGCATATTGCTCATTAGTCAGACCAAGCCGCTTGGCGAGAGAGGCTTGCGTTGAGGTCAGTCGCACTGTGCGTGGTTTCTTTGTCGTTTTAGACGGTGCGGCAACCACGGAGCCGTGTTGACGTTGGGGTGCTTCTTCCTCAATTTGCCCAACGTCAAACTTATCTGGAAAGACACGCCTTACGGCTTTGTCTATTTCATCATAGTACTGATCGCTTCTTGGATCAATACCTTGATTTACAAGCTTCTGATGAAGCCCGTATGCGTACCCAGTCATTTCAGGGTCTTTTTCAAACCACTCATTCCGTTTTCCCCACTCTAAGGCTTTTTGATCCACTTTTGGTGGTTGGGCCGCAGGCTGTTGATAGTCGGGTTGCGGAGCTTGTTGTTGTACTCTTTGTTGTGGTTTGTAGTTATCTACGCGATATTTTTCGTTTTGGATAGTTGTAAGCTGTTCTTGGGCTGCAAGAAGTGCATCAGGATCTCCAGACTCATAAGCTGCTTTGTAAGCGGCTTTGGCCTTGTCCATTTGTGCTTCTATACGGCCTTTTGCTTGCTCTATGAGGGTGCCTTCTCCTTCATCAAGCGTTTTCTTCAGCCTATCATTTTCGGCTTTTATCTGCTGCGCATAACGTAAAGCCTCTTCTTGGAGACGTGCGGCTTCTTCTTTTGCGCGACGTTCTTCGTGAAACTCAAACTTTAACTGTTTGATACGTTTCTGTACGCCTTCAGAATACTTTTCTACTTCGTCATCTGACGGTATATTCGGTTCCGCATTCTCAGCGCGGCGAGGTTTGCCTTGGTCCTCTTGAGGCGTATCATCGACAATTTCAATTTCAAAGCCATCATCGTCAGAATCTACGCTTACATTCCCTTGCGCACTTTTAATTGCTTCCGCAACGGTTTCTTCTTCAAATTCTTCAGCCAAATTACTCATATCCGTGTGTACCCCCGTGGATCATCAACTACAGCTTCGACCGTATCATCATTGATCAGACGAAACTCTTTTCCGTGGATCTTGAACCGTGTGCCTGAGTAAGAACGGAAGATAACAAAATCTCCCTCTTTGCAATACGGTCCATGTGGAAATCGTTCTGTGTCAGAATAGGCATCTTCACCCATCTTGATAACAAAACCTATTATTGATGCAGTTTCTTCGGCAGATCTAAGACCATCAGGCATAAATACTCCGCCTTCTGTCTTTTCGCTTACCTCTGGAAGTCCTATGAGGATCTTGTAGCCTTTAGGCTGTGGTAGCTGTGTTGCTACTTTTTCTTCGGTTGTTTTCTTACCTGTATACATTTACCTACCTTGCAGTGATTTAAGGTTCACAGAAACCTTGCGTGAATTTATTCACGAAGCCCCACTTACGAATAGATCAAAAAGATCTACTCTTCAATAAATCTTTTTTCTAAGTCATCTAACTCCCCATCTATTAACTTTAAAGCCTCATACCGTCCAACAAGTCTACTATAAGCAGGCATGTCGTCTGCGCCCCCACCAGCTAAAAACTCTCTTAGTTCTTCTTTGTGGTCAGCAATAACACGCTTTAGAAGCGTAATTATTGTATCATCCATCTCCTTTCGACAGCTCCTTCGCTATTTCAATGCCTAGTTTAGCGCCTTCTCTCTGATCTGCGCTTTGTAGTTTATCTAATTCTGTAGCAAGTTGAACACCGAGTTTAGCTCCCTGCTGCTTCTCATTAGATTTAATACGTTCTGCTTCAAGCTGTAACTTAGCTGCATCCATCTGCATTTTATGTTGTAGCTCTTGCGCTCGAAGCTGCAATTCGGCTTGCTGCATCTGCACAACAGGATCCTGCTGTTGCTGCTGAATCTGCTGTTGTTGCGCCTCTGCTTTATCCTTTTGAAGCACTTTTTCTGCGGCCTCTCTCGCCAAACGAGATATCTCTACCTCTAAATCCTCTGGAAGCGGTTGATCTTCATTAGGCATTTCTACGCCAAGCATCTTTTCAACTTCACGGCGATACTGGAACGCAACATGCTCCGTAACGTGTGCCGCCATAGCTTGTTGGATTACCTGTGCAAATGGGGACTGACCCACAATTTGCATGATCTTTGGATCTTGTGCTGCCGCCAAATGAACAGCGATGTGCGCTTCATGGTCTTGATATTTAAACGCTTTTACGGGTTCTTGTTTCAACATCATCATGTTTTCAGTAACAGGATCAGCGGGTTTAATATCATCAGGCAGTTTAATAATATCACTTGCGTCTTGAATACCCAGAACCTCAAGCATTTGGCGATGAAGCTTGCCCATGTCGTACAACTGCGGTGCCTGTTGTGCCAACTGTAGTGCGGCCTGATATTGCATAATACGCTGAGACATAGTTGCAGCATTCGGATCAGATACCGGAATTACATCCACCCGCTTATCAAAATCGTCTATTCTGTTGAAGTCACCCTCCATCTCGTAAGCATATTCGGCAGGCATATAGTCATGCACGATCTTCGCAAGTAGACGTAGTTCTTTCTTCATCGCGGCATGAAGGCGAGCCTGAACACCAGACATCACCTTCATGGACCGCTCCAGAAGCGCAAGAGTTGTGCCGACTGGTGCTTGAGCATTCATGTCACCAACCTGTATATCGGCTACAGACCCTATACGCCTTCCTTCCTCGACAATATTTCCAAGCAACGAGTAGAGTACGCCACTTGGCTCTTTGTAAGGGATAAACGTAATCGAATCACGGATGGCACCACCCGGCACGTCCACATCCCTAAATTCACCCGGCATAAGAGGAGTGTCGTCCCCCTTAATACGCATACCCCTAGCTTTAAGCCCAGCAGGTAGGTTCGATAGAGTACCAGCGTCAATAAGCTGACGAAGGATAGATGTCGCAGACTTTGCCAAGCCCCCGATAAGGTGGATAAGCCCCGTGCCATAAAACCCCAAACCCGGAAGATACTTGTAGTGAACAAAGTGCTGACGCTTCCGTTTTTTAGGGTCATCTTCATACCAATTTTTCCTAATCGCTAATATTTCTTGTGAAGACTTCTCTATAGTTATGACATACGGACGGGCTATACCATCAGGGTCATCGAACTCTTCGGGCATGTTAATATCAATGTGCATTTCGAGGATAGTATAGCGGTCATCATCCTCCATAACCGCACTTTCTCCGTCGAGTTCATCGTATTTTTCCTGTATATCAGAAAAATCTGGAGCGGGATCTGGCAGATCTATGTCTTTATAAAACCCTGCAACCTGTAACTCTAAGATCTCATTTTTAGTTTTCTTCATAACATGCGTATATCTTGGGCATGTCATAAGATCTGTAGTGCCGTATGACGCCACAAAGTCTTCGGCTGGAACAAATACAGCGCACGGTCTATCCATTAAAGGATCATAATAAACCTTTTTGAATGCAGATCCCGCGAGAGGGAGTTTAAACAACATCTGTTCAAGCTCATCCCTGTATTCGGTCATCTCTTCAGTCAGAAGGTAGTTCATCTCTGTCTGCACACGATCAGCCTGATCTGCTTTTTCTGGGGTCATCTTACCCATTATTTTTGTCCTAACCGGACCTGCTGCAGGAAATAACTCCCCCATAGCCTGTGCTTGGAAACGAACAACCGCTTCAGTTAGCACAGGATGATATACTCCAGACGCGCCAGCCCAAGGCTGTTGACGCTCCTCAATCTTCATACCCAGTAGATCCAAGCCTTTTACATAAGCTCTTGCCCAATCAGCTCGTGATTCTCTATCTGAGTTAAAATCTCCAACCAATTCAGAAGCCATAGCTTGTAAATCAGCGTCGTCAATAAACTCTGCTAAGTTAGCGTCGTGATCTGGACCAATAAGATCTTCGGTAAAATCACCAGTAAAATCAATTATTACCCCACCATCTTCTGTTCCCATAGAAACAGCATCGGGGTTCACTATTTCAACGGTGAGTTCTTCTTCAGAAGGATTGCTTTCTATATCCAGCTCTGCTGGAATCATAGGTTTTTCAATAGCCATAGGCACTCTCTCTGGTGTGACTTAGTTTACTTTACACAAAAACTACGTTGTGGTCTATACTAGAGTTGGCGAAGCACGGTTGTGGGGTCTACCGCACCTCGCCGTGGGACATCCGGGAGAACTGTCCCAATTAAGTTGTAGACAATACATGGTACAAAAACAAGATGACGTGTGTCTTAGTTGCGGTACTGTGGGGGCAAAGTTTTTATTCCGGGTTGTACAAGGTCTGTGTGTACGACTGTGGTCAGAAAAGACCCAGCTACATGTGGTATGATGAAAGTTATGTAGTTCATCCTAACTACACTTGTCCCGCGAGGTTTTACAAAACATGATAGAAATAGGGGTCGCTATTGCAGGCGCGCAGGCCGCTTATAATTTTATGAAAAAAGGCGTTCAAGTTGGGCGCGATTTGCAGGATATGGGCCAACAGTTGCAACAGTGGGCTAACTGTATGGCTGATATTGATCAGGCTGAAAAGATGGCAGACAAGCCACCGTGGTACAAGGTGCTGGGTGGGGGTGTCCAAGCGCAAGCTATGGAAGTATTTCTTGCAAGGAAGCAAGCGCAGAAGATGCGTGATGAATTACGTGAGCTAATCAGTCATCCAGCTATATTGGGACCGTCCCACTGGCAGGAGTTTTTGAGAATCGAAGCGGAGATTAGGAAGCAAAAACGTGAACATGACTTCCGTAGGATGGAGATAAAGCAAACTATTATTGAGTGGGCCGCAGGGATAGCGGTGTTCTTAGTTTTGTTTGCGGGTCTTGTTGCTTTTGTGTGGTTAGCCAATGCTTGAGCCAGTAGGAAATTTACCGTTTGCCGTAGGCGTTGAGAGAAGCCGTGAGAGCATAGAGAACCATCAGGCGCAGCAACGGGTGCAGGTAGAGCATAACCGCACTCACAAGCTCGCTAAGGCGCTGGAGAGGCAACAATTAGACCTGATGTTAAGTTATGATAAGTTTGGGGCGTCCAATACGGGGCTTCAACCGCAAGGCTCGATTGTGGATATTTCCGTTTAATAATACTCTACTGGCCTGCGATACACTGGATCATCATCCCACTCATCCGTGGGTAGACGGATAAACCCGCCCTGTCTGAACCGCATCAGGGCCATAACTGTGGAGTCAACAAGGTCATCGTTAGACATAAACGGAAATCCTGCGATTTCTTCTACTAACTCGTCTGCCCATCGGGTGGATGGAACCCACGCCATACCAGATGCAATAATATCAGCTACAGAATTAAGCCGTGCAAGCTTATCTCCTGTCCCCCTGTGGGGTGTATACTCCTGTACGGGTAGCCCCATACGCCGCATTTCTTGGTAAATCGCCACACCAGAGGACTTTTTCTCCACGATAAACGCATCTGGCTCCCAATTTCTGTATTCTCGCATGGCAAGTTCTTTTAATTCAGGAAATTCCAGCCGTTCTTTGATAGAATCCAGCAAAATAATGTGCCGTGCGTTCTCTTCTTCGTTAAAAAACACACCCCACGTGGTCAGCGCAGTATAATCGGCGCGATTATGCTTTTCTGCGGCGGCGTCCAGCGACATAATCACGTACTCCACGGACGGTGGGTCGTCGTGAGGCCATATTCCCCACCATTCTCGCTTAATTATTGACGCTTCTTCAGCCGTAGGTTGTTGTTGATACTGTGCATTCCACTGGAACGTGGGCATTGACGCTTTTGTGCGCTCTAATGCCGCCAAATCAAAGAACTCAGGCCACAACGGCTTCTTTATCGGCTTACCTTTGCTGTCCTCGGCGTCCAAAAGTGCGGGAAACTCCACAATTTCGTACTGATCTGCGAGGTCATTCTTCACCATATCGTTAGTCACACGCCCCGTGAGGTCGTCCATGTGCCAACGTGTCTGGACTATGGCAACCCTACCGCCCGGCATAAGGCGAGTACGTGCGCCGAAGGTGAACCACTCGTATGCTTTGTCGAACACAGAGAAGTTTCCGTTAATAACATCTTGCTCAGAATGAGGATCATCAACAAGGAGCAAATCAGCGCCGCGTCCCGCAAGGGCAGACCCAATACCACACGCAAAATACTCACCTCCAAAGTTTGTGTTCCACCGCCCAGCCGACTTACTGTCCACTGCCAGAGAAACTTCTGGGAATATTTCTCTGTATTCTGCGGTAGCTATCAGGTTACGCACCTTCCTACCGAAATCAACAGCGAGGTCCGTGGTGTGGGACACCATCATAACCTTTTTACCGGGGTTACGCCCAAGGAACCACGCTGGGTAGAATATAGAAACTAGCTGTGACTTGCCATGACGGGGTGGGATGTTGACGCATACACGGTCCGACGAGCCATCTTCCAGCGCCATCAGCTTAT